GTCGCCGCTGACATGGGAGCGGGTAACCTCCCACGGTCGCGCAAACTCACAAATCGAACGGTTGCGGCAACGGGCAAGCATCTGTTTTTCGCTTTCTATCGCCAGCGCCCTTGCGAGCATTGCAGACATAATGAGCAGGTTGGGTATTGCCGAAATCGAGCGGATCACCGCCGTACTTCACGCTTACGATTTCATCCACCACAAACATCATCGGATGCGGTCGGCGCTTTCCGTTTTCGACAATGTAACCCAGGGTATAATCAATCGGCTTGCCGCATAGATGGCACGGGTCGCCTATTGCTTTCCAGCGTTCGCGTATCGCCCTGCGTCGTGCGCCGTTCGCATAGCGCGGGTTAGTGGACACGTCTACGCCGTTTCGGTTTCACGGAATATTCTTCGATGCCGAATGCACGCCTGAATGCATTAGCCATCGTGGTCTTGCTTTTGGATTGCCTAACAAGGTTGAACATTTCGCGTCTGTCCATGCGTCCCCCAGGTTAAGGAGCGGTAGCGAGAGAAGGAGTAAGAGCGCCGCCGCTCCGTAACCGCAAAAGAAAAAGCGCCCGTAATGAGCGCCTACAGAAATTCCATCCTATCAATTATCCCATATATGGCGGCAAAAGTCAAGTGATACACAACATATTGTGTTTAACGCACAGATTCAGACACAAAAAAAGCCGCCCGGTTAAAGGCGGCTATCGTTATTGTACAGTTCGTTAATCATCTGCTGTGTTTCGGTTTCGCGTATCTGCTGCTCGAACCAATCCGCGCAACTAGCAAAGTAGGCGTGCGCGTTCACGTTATCCCGCGGCATTAGTTCGGTCGCAATCATATAAACCATCGTGAATGTGCGCATTGTGAGTTCAAGCATAAAAGCGAGTGTTTCTTTAAGGTTCACGGCGCTCACCCCGTTTAATGTTCACGGTCACGTTCGGTTTGTGGTATATCCTATAAACCGTTGTGCCGCTCCAGTCGTATATATCCGTGTATTGCGGTTCTATTTCCACGCTTGCTTCTCCCTGATACCGCCCGAAATGAGTACCGCAGTATTGACATACCGCGCCGCGTTTCGGTGCGCCGCAATTAGGGCAGCTATCCGCGTTCACGGCGTTCACCCCACGCGCAGAAGCCGTCAGGAGAATCAACGCAATCGCACCAATAGTCGCACCAATCAACAGTTTTATGCGCTGTATCTCCAAAAGAGAACTCTTTGCAATCCCTGCAACGCACTATCGGCGCGTAATGCTCGGCGATTTCACGCTCGATTTCGTCGCAGTAATCATGTATTGCATCATCAACACGTGCGCAGCAGTCATGCCCGTACTCGCGCAGTTTCTCGATTGATTCCATCTAATTCACCACCTTCGCCCCGCAGTTGGGGCAGTAGTTCTGAATAAACTCAATTCTTCCTGCTCCGAAATTACAATTTGAGCAGATGAAGAACTCGCCACTATCTACTTGGTCAATGCTGCGACAAGTGCGCTCCGCTCGTATGTTCCATGCGGCGATAGCTTCGGCTTCGGTGTCATACACGTCACCGCGAGAGCGGCAATCGTTGCACATGACGCCGAACAGATAGCCGCCGTTCATGCTCTCTGCTGTCAGCACTTCCGCTTCGCCCCCGCAAAACGGGCATGGTTTAAGTTCGGTCATAACTCGTAATCTCCTTCCGCTATTCCAGTCATTCCAACACTGTCTATCCAATCGAACGCAATAGCGGCCTTGTAGCGGCCTGTACGCGGGTTAATCGGCGCGTTATCAACCAGCACGTCACACCAGCGCAAGCCGTCGATATAGCGTTGATCTAGAATGTCGGCGTATTCCTCGCCCAATCCACGCCGTACACCTTCGATGATCGCCAGGGTAGTGCCGATGAAGTCCAGCAATTCCGATTCGCGTGCGCGTAGCTGCTCTAGGCGGTCTTTCCACACGTCCACGTTGTAGATAGCTTGCGTGGCGGTCGGGTCTGAAATACCAGGCGCTTTACCGTTAGTATCAGGTTTCCAATCAGCACCGCAGGTTTGTATAAGCGCCTGGATATTCCACAACTCAATAACCGCTTGCCGCGTTCGCTCGAAACGGTCACGTGCCGTCATACAAGACACCAGGCGATAAACTTAACCATTCCCGCCGTGCTGAATACCACGAACAGCAGGAAGTACGCGAATATCAAACCCGCGAGAATGTCACCGATAATATGTTTCATTGCCGTTAGTCCTCCGTTCTACGTATTTGTGTGCGTCTGAAAGACCGCGTTCGTATTCGTCTTTTAGCCGTTCACGTTCGGCTATCGTTCGTTCGTAAAAATTGGTTTGCTTGCGCTTCTTTTCCTTCTCTGAAGCGCGTTTGTCCACGGCGACTCCCTCCTATCTGTACCAATCCAATAATCCGCGCTCAACCCCGTGCCATCCACCAGCAAGCGCAGGTTCGTCATGCCCGGTGTTGCGCGGCCCATGTGGTAGGCAATCAGCGTGTTATAGCTGATGCCTGTGCTTTTCGATAGCTGCACCAGGCGAATGCCCATAGTGGTAATATATTCTTCCAGGCGTTCGCCGATAATGCGCTTGTCCACGTCGATAATCTTGCAGCCCATTAGAACCCCAATTCTCTAAGTCTTTCTTCGATGCCCAACCCGCAAAACGTCTCGCCGCCTTTGAAATGCTTGCAGGTTTTGTCGCACCAGGTATGCGCGTGGCAATACTTCATGTCGCGTACCAGGTTATGCAAGCTGATGATTTCGGCCTTGCAATCGGCGATTTCGACGCGTAGATCGCGCACGGTTTTGCGGAGTTCGTATTCAGATACTTGCATCAATACCCACCGCCTAGCCTAAATTCAGTTAGTTCGAGTTCGTCAAGTTGCCTTACGTTTTCGCGCATGATCTGTGCAATGTATTCTTGCCCGTCGATTAGCGTGCCGACATCGTCTACCCACGCCAACGGCTTGCCGCAATTCGGGCAAAAGCACCAATGCTGTATGCCGTCGCAGTATTCGCCGAACGTTGCGCCGCAGTTCGTGCATTCGAGCGATTCGTCTTCGGGATTGAGCCAAAGATAAATCGGTTTGATGTATTTGTTTTCGGTCATTCCGTATGCTCCGTTTCTCTGTCATTTCGCGGGATCAAGCTCGGTTGCACTGGATAACAAGGCGGCCTTTCGGCCTTGTTTACAGGGCAACCTGTTTCCGCTGTCGGAAATGGTATTTACCATTAAAAGAGCTAATTTCCGTTTCCGTTGGCGGAATCTAGCACTAGAGCTAAACGCTTGTTTCCAGTTTCATTTCCGCAGGTCAAGTAGCTTGTTTCCGCTAGCGTAAATTAGCTAGCTTATTTCCGTTGGCGGAAGTCGGAATTTAGCTAGCTAACTTCCAGTTTCTACAGCAGTTCGATTGTGTTTACCGTACCTACTTTCACGACGTGCAAACCGTCTGATTTTGCGGCCCAGTTGATAATCGTTCGCGTCGATTTTTGGAATTCGTCCGCAAGTTCGCCGGCGGTAAGTTTCCTATCGCTACGCCTGTAATGATCCTTGCAGTACTTTTCCAATGCTTTGACGTTTTCTTCCTGTTCGGCCTTTTTCTGTTCGCCGCGCTTGTTGCCGCCAACCGATTGCGGAGAAAGAATATTGAATTCGCTTAGGTAGCCCGTATCGTCCACGTGGTGAATCGGATACTCGAACACAACGTCAAGCGGTCTTTTAGGCTCGAAATCGCGTATTACTGTTTCAACACGCCATGCCGTTGCGCTTGGTTCGTAGCCCCATTCCGTAATGTTGTGGTCTTTAATATCGAGCGGCGAAATATCAATCAGTTCGTCGCAATCCCTTGCGAACACGCCCGAACCGCTGAAACGATCTTGCGCACTTACGCCGCCTTTAGCGCCCTTGCTATGATGGTGGCAATAGGCTATTGACGCGTGCAGCCGCATGGCTAGCTCGTCAATCGTGAGCATGAATTCGCTAACGTCTTCGGCGCTGTTCTCGTCACCGGCGAAAAGCTTGTATATCGGGTCTAAAATCACTACGTCATATTGCCGTTCTTCGGCCTGTTCGATTATGTGCTCTTTGCTTGTGGCTAACGGTTGCGTGCGTCCGCGCATGTTCCAAACGTCCATGTTTTTGGCTATCTCGTCGCGGCTGATGCCCTTCATATGTTCGGCGATATCCCAGACGCGTTTGCGGAAAGATTCTCCGCGCAATTCGCAGTTGATATACAGAACGCGGCCTTGCTTGCATTTCCAGCCTAACCATTTACCGCCGCAAGAAATCGCTATTGCAAGCTGAATCAGGCTGAATGTCTTATAAGCCTTTGACGGGCCGGCAACACACATTTTGTCACCGCGCCGCATAACGCCGTCGATTAAAACTTCGTCAAGTATAGGCGTGGTTTCCATGTCCATGTGCTCGATGCCGTAGTCGTATGCGAGTTTCGCGCTGTTTTCCTGCGCCATCCATGTTTTGAAGTCTTTAGCGCCCTTGTTCAAGTGCATTAGCGTTTGTTCGCTATCTCCGCGCTTGACACCCGCCAACCTGGTTAGTCTTGACGGGTTTTTGTTTGCCTTGTCGATAGATAAGCCTGATTTTTCGCATTCGTTATGAAGATATCTGATTCTATCCGCGTAGTGGTTAGGCCCGTCCGCGTCAAGCTTGACGATTGCATGGAGTGATTTCCCGCCGCTGCTGGTTATGCACACAATCGGTAGGTTCATTTCAAAGAACATTCGTTCCTGGTCTTTGAGCGGCAAATCATCTGATTCTATCAGCGCATTGCGGAAGCTTTGCACGTCTTCGTCTTTAATGCCTTTTCCGTTCGTCGGATTAACGCGTAGCCAAACGCCGGCTTCGTGGTTATATCCGTCCAGGGCTTTTTCAAGGCCGAATTTCTCAATAGACGCGCACAAATCGCGTACAAGAAATTGCTT